CATAGGTAAAGCATAATGCATATCCATAGGACCATATTGACCAATTAAAACTTCAACATACGTATTTTCATTAAATGAACCTCCTACAAGAGCAGGTGACCAAGCCCCTGTAGTAATTCCTTTGCCTGCTTCATTCCAAAGAACTAACCATAACTTTTGATTCGCTTTCCATGTTTCAGTTTTTTTTTGTGATCCATTTTTGGAGCTAGGAGGACACGGAATTTTTTCATGTCTCATTCGAACATTCGTCATTTGTCCAAACATTTTATTTTCCTTATAATTTATGACAATATTTATGAAAGTCGCACAGAACGCACTGAAACCATGCTGGATTATTTGAAAGTCTTGGTGGCTCGCTTTGTCCTTCATGAATAGACTTAGCTTTTAATTTAATGTAATTAAATACTTTTTCATCATATTTAACCACCTCAGAATGAAGTTCGGCATTATCTTTGTTTATAGCTAAAACTAAAGCCTTATTTAGCCCTGTAAAAGCCATATAACATTGAGCTTGATAGTAATAAGCTGGAAACCATTCTTTTACCCCTTTCTTTTTAAATAATTTAAAACTAGAATCTTTGCATGTTTTAAGCTCTAAAACCATATCTTCGTGGGGTAAAATCCCATCAACATGACCTTGCAAGTATGGTAATTCTTTATCAGTAAATATTTGGTCAGTGACAAGCACCTCAATACCTGCACGACGTAACAAATCTATCATCACTGCTTCAATGGCATGACCTATTTCAAATATTCTTAACGTTCTAGCGGTTGGACTGTCTCTTAACTCAGGTTTATGAAATTCATAACATATTTTACGAAAACAAGGATGCCAAATTGACGATGCTCCTATATAATTACGAATAGGTTCGTTACGTTCAAGCTTTTCTAATCGTTTAATGATATCCATTATTTAATGTCTCCACTTGGATTCCTCCACAGACGAAGTGTTTCACGTGGAACAAATTTTAACTTTTCACAAGCATAAGAGCGGTTAGACTCTAAAACTCCATATAGCCTACCTTCTTCCTCGGTATGCTCAATTTTATAAATTATGTGGGGTTTATTATTAACATTAACTAAATCACCCATTTCAAATCTGTGATAACCCATTTAAACGTCCTTGTTTTTAATTTTTACATAAATAGTATTTTTGAGTAATAAAGCACTAATACTGGGATTAACATAATAGAAACCACCCACCCTAATAAAATTATGGTAAGAATGGCTTTTATAGCGATTTCTAATATTATTAATAATATCGTAATAATGTTAGCTATAAGATTAGTCACGCTCTTTGTCCTTTCTTACAAGTTCATTTATGCGGTTATAAAAATAATCTTTTATTTCTTTTTCTGAACCAAAAAGTTCCGATTCAAGCCATGATTGCCCATCTTTTAAGGTGTAACAATAAAGAGATCCATTATGAAAACCACTTTCTTCTATTTCTACAATTGGGTAATATAAAATTTCACATTCATCTGCAACAAAAACTTTTTGTCCTAATTTAAACTTAGGCTCCTTTTTAGAATCGAATGAATCAATCATCGAACACAATCTTGCTTCAAGTGCTTTAATAGGAATGCAATAACAATCTTTGTTGCACACCATCCATATGTCTTGCCATTGACTAATTAATTCTACAATTTGCTCTTTTAGTAATTCTTTATTCATTTTCATTGTATTCATTTTCCTTTCTATATAATTCAATAATACCGTTTAACTCATCTCTAAGCGTAATTATAGAGTCTAAACTAATGCTGTCAGCTATATAATCTTGCACATGAATATTAGCATCTACAGCACAAACAGGGCTAATAGTTAAATATGAATCTTTAAAGTCACGCTTTAATTTTTCAGCCATATTGATGTCTCTAGTTCGAAACGCTTCTAACCTAATACGATAAATGTCGCTACAACACGAATCTTCGTCATTTTCTTCATAAATGGGAGCTCCCTTTATAACAATAGGTTTTTTCTCATTATGAAATTGGTGAGTTATTTCCATCTTTTTCCCTCCATTCTTTAATAGCTTTCAATATACCGCTAGTACGCCAATCTAAATGCTCTTTAATTTCTTTTGAAGATAGAGAGCTGTTAACTAACAGCCCCCTAGTAATCTCATCGAAAACAAAAAAAATATCCATCGCATCTTTTTCTTTTACTACTTCATGAACTTCATGAAATAGTTTAGTCATATCTAATATTCTTTCTTCCACTTAACTCACCTCTAAAAAGGAACATCGTCCATTTCTGGGTCGCTTACCCCTAAATAACTAGTCTTTGGTTGAACAGAAACTGTTTTTTCTGCTGGAACAGGTTTAGATTCGCCTATTTTAACTTGAAAGCCTTTAGGGTCATGCACCTCAGAAACCCAGTTATATTGTTTGCCACTTTCAGGCATTGGGTCAGTTTCTTGCACCTTAATACCTGCTTTACGTGTCTTAAATCTTTGCAAATCCATAGGTGTTGGCTGTCTGTCAGCAATCTGATATCCCATTAACTCATGAAGTCTTTTGAACATACAAAGTGATCTATGACGAACCTTATCATCATAGTCATAGCATTTAATTTTTTGACGAACTAATTGTCCATCATATTCAGTACCGCATATTTGCCATGTTAGCTCTAAATACCTATTGCCTTCATGATTCTTTTCTTCAAACTCATAAACCTTAGCACCTAAATAACTATTATTAGGTATATTCTGGAACTGTTGAGCAAACGCACTTGCTTCATCAGTAGTCACTTCACCTAAATTACTATTCCAAAAACTCATAAGCTATCTCCTGTTAATTTATTTTTCCAATCATTATTTAAATACTCTTCTAACAAATCTAATGCTTTTTCTACATCTTTTTGCAAAAATTCATTTCCTGTTTCCACACAATCTAATAACTCATTCATTAAACAATTAAGTCTCTTTAATTTCGCTAGATTCTGGGCTTGACGCTTCGTCATAAACATCGTTGTATTCCTTTACTTTATTTATTACATACGATAAATCATTTTCAATATATTTATTTTCAAACATATCCATTGGACTTTTAGCAATAGTACCTTCATCACCTTGAGTTTGAAATAAATATTTACCTTCAACAAGTGCCGTTTGAAGCACAGTTGTAAACATACCTTCAATAGATATTTTCTCTGAAAGTAATTTACCTACACTTTTAATTATTGATTTTCCTTGCATATCTACTTCATTATGAGATAACGCAATAGTAAGCAAATCATTTCTACAGCTAGTTAAAGCGGTCATAAGAAGCCAATATTCAGTTGCTAAGTCTGAATATTTTTGAAAGCCACTTTCTTTGGGCTTTAATGGCTCTTTGCATTTTCTCATATAAGAATTAAGTAATACATATTGTACGTCATCAACTATTAAAGTTTTAATGTCAGGACGATTAGTATTTACTCTTTCAATTACCTTAATCATTTCTAAATAATTATCAGTAACAAAATAATTACCTTTAGGGTTTTCTTTACTAGCTAACGTGTATTGTTTAAAAAACCCACGAAACGGCAAAGGCTTTCCAAGCACATTAATTATAAATGTGCTTTTAGGATCTAAATTTCTAAGGGAAGTGGACTTACCTGTTCCACTTGCCCCAATTATTAATATTGATTGTGCCATTATTTTACATATCCTATTTTAATGTCTTGCTTGCCTGGTTTACCAACTATGATTTTAACTTTATCATTAAAGAATAAATTCTTAACCCTTTTTGGTGCGTTCTCTAAAAAATACTCAAACTTAGTTTTGCTTACGGTGTATTTAATAGATTCAGATACTGGATTATATTCTTCTGGAACTTTATCTTTAATCTTCTCAAAGGCTTTTGTATTTAATGAATAATTAATAGGAGTTTTAATTGTAAGCTTAAACTCTTCTACTTCGTGAGTTTTTTCACCATTATGGTCATGGTTTAAATCAGCTATTAGTTCTTGTATTAATTCCATTCTTGGTTCTTGCAGGGCTTCAATCTCTTTAGCCAATACGCTAATTTCTTTATCATATTGTTGAAGCTTTAAGATTTTATCAGTGATGTTCATTTTATTTTTCCTCATTTATTATTTATTAATCTACGCTGAGTAAGCGTAATGTTATTATAACAAAATCTGTACAAGTGTAAACAAAAATCATACAATAAACGTAAATAAATTTGGAGTAAAGAAAATGACATTATCAGAAGTAATTAGATATTTTGGCACACCTGCTGCGGTTATGCGTTCAATTGGGATAGCTCGCCCCAATTGGTATTATTGGGAAAAAAAGAATGCTATACCTTATGAAAGACAGATAGATTTAGAGAAAGCCAGTAAACGAAAATTAAAAGCTAAGTGGCGACATTCTACTGAATATGTATCAGTTCAAAAGGCTAGGCGTGAGCGTTGTAAATAATTTTAAAGGTGTCGAATCCGTGACCTTTAAATGGTTGCGGTGTAAGACATTGGCTATTGATCTAAATTCTGAATCTAGTACTATTAGGGAATTATTTTAAAAAGGAGAGTTTTCAATGACCTATCAAACTTAATTTAAAAAGGGTATCCCTACCCAGTTTAAAATATATCGCTTACTTGTAATATTTAAGAAGCTCACTTCAAATTAAGATTCATGAAGAATCTGCACAACAACCTGAAGGCTTCTAAAGTTATTACATGTGATCTCTCGTGTCAATTAATTTCTGTAATATTTTTAGGAGTATTTTGTGAGCTATAAAGACATCACCAAAATATTGGACTTACAATCCGATGACCTCTCAAGCTCTGAGGTTTTACTATTAATCGCTATGGCTAGAAGAGCCAATCCCAACAATGACAATCTAACCTATTCTTCGCTTAGTCGACTAGTATCTGAAACTCGCCTTAACCGAAAAACAATTTTGAGCTCTAGAAAAAAACTTTTAGTTAAAAATTTCATCAAAGATACAGGCCTCAAGACTGGACGAACAACTCAAATACCAGTATTCCAACTTACATCGAAATTTATCAACATAATAGATAATTCAGGTAACCAGATTATACCAAAACGAAACCAGCCCAAAAACGGTACGCTTGCAAAACCAAAGGATCCCAATTTCGGTACTAGTAAGGATCCCAAAAACGGTACTGCAAAGGATCCCAATTTCGGTACACTGAATAATAATAGGAATAATAATAATGAATATGTTGTTGTTAATAACCCTCTTATAGACGGATATACGGTCAATTCTGATGACCGTTCTACCGTCGGAAATGAGCATATTAAAACCCTCAAGTCTCTGCTTGCAGGGGGTGAGTCTTCGACCACCCCTGAAACAGAACAACAATTTTTTGAAAAAAAATATCAAGAGGAATTCTGCTCAACCCCTATACCAGAAGCCAACCTCGAACCACCTCAAGACGTAGCAGAACTTTTTCAAGAAATCGAAGAATACTTTACCACTCACCCAAAAGGAAATTGACATGACTAACCAAAAAACATTTGAAGACAGACTTAATTCTCTAATCGAAAAGATTAAACAAAACGTTCCTCAAGGACTTCCAACAGGTTACACAGCAATATTTACATCACAAATGTGTATAAGAAAATATCTTCGAATCTTAGATGAACGCCCAATAAAAACTTATCGTGAAATTTGGAGCGAGTGGTTTCAAATTGCACTTAAGAAATTTGCAACTCACCTACCTCGTGAAGCTGATTTCTTGGAATTTATAACCAAACAACCAACAGTGCAATTAAAAGTCCAAAAAAAGGCTGAAAATATTCAATACAGGGAAGATTTTAACCAAACCCAAGGAAACGCTTACGGTAAGAATCAAAATGCCATAGAATTGATTTTAGAGCGTATTCCAGAAAACTTAAATTACACACAAAAAGAAGTCTTTTGCGATAAAAGATGTATTAATTATTATTTAGATACTCTACTTAAAGAAAGAGATTTAGAGTGTGAGTATAATGACTTATTCGATGACTGGTTAAAATTAGCAGATGATAAAGGATATAAAATTGCTTATCATAGTTTTATAAAATTTATGGAGTTTTATAAGCCAAAAAAAACGAATGAGCACCAATCGAGCGGTTCTAACAAGGGCGGAATCAATAAAACTAGTAAAGTATTTCAAGAACAGGAACGCAATCAGTTAGAGTATGAACGTAGCTGGGTTAAATTATCAAGCGAAGAATTAAAAGAAAAGGAAATTTGGCGTTATAAAGATAATCTTGAGTTTTGGAGAGCGTGGAACACAAATAAGTTAGCGGAAGATGAGCTTGAAATCGTGCTTAAACAACAAAAAATCAAAGAAAGCTTACCACCTCTTCCAGAAATTATTGAAGAAAGAGACGCAAATATGAATTCAAATGCAAGCTTAGTTGCTTACAGTCGTTATTTTAATGAAATTGATAACAATATTAGGCTTGATTTAATGCCTAAAGATACAATTAAGTTAGACTTACCAACATGGTTTGATAAAGTTTATTGGAAAGACAGAACATGAAACCCAACAAGAAAAGAGTTAAAATCTGGTGCAGGGGGTGCGACGGCTCATTAGTGAGCCTTGGCACTAAATGTAAAAATTGTGGTACACGTAATCCTTATAAGTCTAAACGGCAAAGGTGGCGAATTAACCACTTTTAAGTTACTCTTGGTGATGTCGCTTCACGATTGCTATTGTTATCTAAAATATTTCGTTTTATACCTTGGATTAATCCAACTGCCCCAGCAGCAGCTATCATTCCGAAATGGATTCTAGATAATATATCTATTTCTGAACATAAAGATTTATGTTCGGTTTCATGTGTATTGCAATTATTGATTTCATCAACATTCATTGTAATTGCAAGCATAACCGTAGTAGCTAGAACCATTGAGCCTAGAATCATATGTAAAGCTATTATGAAACGCTGTTTCATTAAGTGGCAATTTTCATCATCATCTACCATTTCAGATGTGCCACAGCCAACGCTATACGCAATGTAGGTATGTAATAAAAACTGTGCTGAACGCAAAGTTAACATAAATGGATTATCTAAATTAAAAAGGGTTAGGCTATCCATGCCTAGTATCGCCCCAGCTTGTACTAAATGTTTATCAGGTTGCATAAATTATCCTCAAATTAACCTGATTATTATAGCATCAAGTTGCCGGGATTTCCGACAAGGTTAATTCTTATACATATCCCAAGCGTTTTTAAAATATACATTCTCAAATTCAGTGCCAAGCTCTTCTAGTTCATCTAACGTAAAGCCTAGCGGATAGCCTTCAATGAAATAGTATTCGTTTTCTATTTCCCAAATTATGCCTATGGGGGTGTTGTCGCCTATTTTCATTTAACCCCCCTTTTTTGACTAAATCTATATTCCATTTCTTCTAAAAGTTCATCTATTTCGTAAAAGTCAGTTGCTCTATAGAGATATCCAACAGGAAAATATGATGAGCTTTTTTGAATTGACCACACATATTCGCCATTTCGCTCCTCCGTAGGTGTTAAATATATCATCTCATCAATAGTTTCTTGTCGAATTTTAATTGTATTTTCGACACATTCGTCTATAAAGTACACTTTAGTTCCTTTTTTCATCATAACCCCCTAGGTCTAGGAGGTGGCGTAATAGTCCATGTGCGTGACAAAACCACCTCTAAAACTTTTTCGATGTGGTCTAATCTTGCTTTGGTTTCTTCTAGATTTTTATTTATTGCTTCTAGTAGTGCAGTTAGTTCATTCATTACATATACTCATCAATATTGGTTAACATATCTAATACCTCATCGGCTGGTACTCGTTGCAGTAGCATTTTAGTTAAAGCAATCATTATATCTCTACCCATGTAGTGAGTGTGTAGCTCCGTTACTTTGGAGTGAATTTGCTGCTCATGTGGATATAGCGTTAAGTCATCCTCTGTTTTAAAAGTTTCCATTAAAAAACTTCCTTTTTCTGTAGCTAACGCATAAAAAGGTTTAAGAGAGCGTGTATAAATATATATAATTTCAAAAATCCCGCTATAATCTTTTACTTTTACTTTGTCGCCTACTTTCATTTTTTAGTTTCCTCTAAATTATTTAAAAAATCCCTAATTTCATCAACAGAATAAGTACTATTTATTTTTTCTAGTAATTCCATAGCCCTAAATTCCGACATTTGATAATCTGGGAAAATCATAACTTGAAATAAATCTGTTATTTGCCATACAATATTTAAATATTGAGATGCTTTTAAATCTGTTAAGCAATCCTCTTTTAAACGATTAATTACTTCCTCGGTTTCCTTTTTGATTATTGCTAAATCTTCATATAAAGAACGCTCGTGGACGTATTCATCGCCGATGAGACTGCCATAATATTTGTATTTATCTGTCATTGTTTTCTTCTATTACCTCATATTCAACATTTTCAATTATATTGCTTTCATCTTCCCATTGAAGGAAATATTCAGGTGTGACAGTGAAACCGTACGTTATGTTTATTGCTTGAAATTCAGACAGGTTAAATTGCCTGCTTATGGTTTGAACCAACTGCAATCCTTTGTCGGTGGGTTTCATTTGTGATTTTCCTCTAACTTATATTCCAAATATTTAATATATTTTTTACCTAAGATTGCAGAAAATCTTTCGAGAAGCTCTAAGATTTCTTTTAATCCTTGTCCATCCGTATCAGTCATTAGTTCAGGTGATAATTTTTTGTCATAAGCACGAAATATAGGTGAAATTTCAACTAACATATCTAGTACACTTAAAGTATATTTAAATTCGTTTGTGTCTTTCATTCTTTGTTTTCCTCTTCATTTACTATACTTATTCTGTAACTCTCAATTGAAGTAGGTGGGTACTGGTCTTTCAGGAACATATAGATTTTATAATGCAACTCTGTAATGTTCACTGCATTAAATTGCAAGTTAAATACATCGTCATCTTGAGCATTGTAGACTAGGGCTTTATATTTTTTCATTCTTTGTCTTCCTCTATTTGCTTAAACTGATTAATAGTTCTTAAATCCATATTCCCACGAATGAATTTAAATAATTCTAGGGTGTCTATTTCGCCTGTATAATCCCTAAATGAAGTAAAACTCTCAGGCAAAGTAATATCAAAAACATTATCGTTTAATATTAGCTTTAGGAAAACGCATCTAGACATAGGGCAACGGTATGCGTGAGCTTTAATTGGGGTCATTTTTTTACTCCTATCATTCTCAAAAAAGAAACTTTTCGTGGCTTTAAGCTTCCTATATCTAGTTTTAATTCATAGATATCCATTTTTAAATCATCATTAAGCAGTTTCAATCGCCATGTATCGGCAGTAAGCCTATCAATTATCACGTTTTGTTGCTCAATAATCTTTTTAAGCGTTTCTATTTCTTTGTGAAGCTCATTAAATCTATATTCTTCGTAAAATTCTGTAGGGGTTTTCATTTGTTGATTTCCTTAGGTAGCTCATAATTTAGACTTTCTCCAACATTAAGAGGGTTTTCCCAATTGGTTTGTTTTTGCTTGATATTAATATGAACGATACTCTCCCAAACACCTATAACAACTAATAGACAACGGATTTTTTTTAATCTTTTACTGGCTTTATTCTTTAGTCGGCGTTGGTGGATTTTCATTCTTTGTCTTTCTCTAAAAAATATTCAATTGAACTAGGCGTATGACAATGCGTTTTGTCAGCTAATACGCAAACGATATACTCCAGCTTTTCAATACGTTTTTCTAACCGTTCAAATGTTTCGCTTGTAGATTCATTCATGTATTTTATTTGTTTATCGTTCATCATTCTTGGGGTTCTTCTAAATAAAGCTCGTCTGCCGTCCAAGAAATCATGCTATTGTTTATACGAAATGTAGGAACAGAAACTAAAACACAGTGTTTTTCATCTATTTCAATTAAGCGAAAGGTGTCATCATTCTTTTCAATGGCAATTATTATGCCATGTGTGGGCTCACCCCAAGGGGTCGTATAATACACTTTATTACCTACTTTAAATTTTGGGGTATTCATTCTTCAATATCCTCTATGGCTATAACCTCAACTTGCCTATCCATTAATTTAATGTAACGGGTATAGTCAATTGCTGTTTCTTCTTTCGCTAGCCTAATTGCTTCTTCTTTAGTTTCCCCTTCCGCTATAATGTCATATGAGCCTCTTAGCGTGGCTTGCCAATCTATTCTTGCTTTGTATTTTTTCATTCTTTGGTTTCCTCTATTTCTTCAATATTTTCTTTAATAAAATTAATTAAATCATAAGGGTTTATGCGATGTTTATTGCTTTTCCCCAATAAGAAAACTTTAGATTTAGTGTTAAGAGTAAATCTTATCTTATAAGCAGTTTTATCTTGTTCTTCAACGCTCCAAGCTCGCTCCGCTCTAATTCTAAGTCTGTTTTTGCTTGTTTTTTTAGCTTTTACATCTTCACTATATTTAGCGGAAACAGGTTCGTTATTTTCATCTAGTATGTATGTGCCTAGTTCTATATCGTCTATGTCGTTCATTTTTATTATCCTTTTATGCATAAAATAGCTTTTAAACTATGAATTATTTCCACTAAATCTTTTTGATTATTCATGACATCATCTATATTTTTAATAAACCGATGAATGGTGCAACCTGTGGCATATTGCACATAATAAATCACATTTTTCAGCTTCAGCATAGTTTTTTTTTAAAGAAAAATTTGTAAATGAATTTACTCCAACCGGAAAAAGTTTTTCTGTGTCGTGCCTATGATGGAAATCAAATGCCGCTGCGTTTGTTCCATCGTAAAAATAGCCACATATAATACATTTACCGCCTTTTGTTTTAATCAAATTACCTTTTAATTTTCTAGAGCGTTCAGCTTTATAATTATATCTTTCTAATACATGTCTTTTATTCCATTCTCTTTTAAACTGTGTTGGGTCTTCATACTTTCGGTTATTGTGACCATTTATATAAGCCACACCTCGACCATATTTATCTTTTGCTTTTATTTTTTCTCCGCACCCACATGCACAATCTATCAATGGTGCATTTTTATAAACTTTATCAAAATATCTTTGCTTTGCTTCTTTGTGTGTCATACCGCTTTTTTAGTTGCAATAACTGTGCCAACGGTACTCCCTTTACCTGCGTGAACATCTGGCATCGCTGAAATATGCTTAAACACAAAAGGCAAAGTAGATAGATTTACTAGTTGCTCTCTTGCTAAAGGCTCAACCTCATTTGACCATATTTTAATTGGTACTCTGCTTTGTTCTTCTCTAAATATAATCATTAAAACAACGCCTCATCTTGGTCTTCTAATTTATCGCCCCACATATCAAGCAAAGCCCCGCTTTCTGCAAATATATTGTGTTTGTGTATGTATCTTTTTAGTAATGATTCGTACAGCTCTATATCGCATTTTAATAATATCTCATCTGCACAAAATTCTAGATCGCAAATTTTTGCAGAATCGTAATTGTCTCGTAGCCATTCATTAAAGTTTTCAACTATTCTTTTGTTATAATTTTTAAGGCTCATAACTATACCCCTATTAAATCTGCTATTAATATTAATGCACCCAAGAGAATTCCAGCCAACGGAACTCCGTTTTTATAAATGTATGATGCAGATGCACCAATTAATACTATTTCTGTTGCTGCTCTCATAACCATACCCCTAATCTATTACAATAAATATTATCTAATGTTGCCGTTATCTCTTCCCATTTCATCTCTTCTAGCAGTTGACTTGCCAATACATCTAAATCAGTAACAGGCGTTGCACCCCCTTTCATATCTTCAAGCAATCTAAGAGTTAATAAATGTGCGTGTGCTAATCCGTCAGATGCGTCTTTATATTCATGAAACCATGTCGAAAAATAATGGTTAAAAATTATCGTTAATTTCATTTATTATCTCCTTAATCTTTTCAAACCCAAATTGATTAACTAAATGCTTCATTAACGTAACCTCCCCTATCTCAATTGGATAAGGTTTAAAGTCCATGAATTCCTCTATAACCATTTCTGTGCCTATATTTAACGCTTCTTTTAAATCAATACTGCCTTCGAATTCACTTATCAAATTGAACGCCATACTTTGTATGACGCACGTTAATATATCGTATGCCTGTTCTTTTGTGACTTTCATATTTTACCTACTTATCTATTGTGTGTATGTGCCTATATTATCACATTTGTTTACGCTGTCAACATGTTTTTACAATGTTTTATGCATTCAATTGCTTGGTATGCGTAAACGGGTTTATTGTTGATAAACAACCCTAAAATCTGTGGGTAATTGAGTAGGTCTAGGCTAGCTTTTTATGGGGGTGATTTTGTCCACGCTTATAACACATTTTATGCACAATGTATAAGGGATTTAATTAAGAGGTTAAGCTATTGTTTTGGATAAGGTTATTTTTGTTTTATACGGAATTAGGGTTGATTAACTATAATAAATGTATTTAAATATATATAATATTATTTATATTATGTGCTATTCTAGTGGTATAACATTTAAAGGATTAAATTTATGTCTAAAGATTACAAAAGCTTTGATTCTGCTAAACCTGATAACAGCCATTACTCACAACCAAGCATGTACGGCAAATTAGTTCGTGAGCAATATAACATGCAACCTAAATATTGTGAGTCTGACAGAGACTGTAAAAGCTCTGCTAATTCTAGCCCTAAACAAGTAGGACCGAAAGGCTCTAGTAAGTAGTTTGTTCTGGTCTTTATAGGGAGATGACTAACAGTGGCAAGACATGACAAACATATTCCAACGGCTGAAACAAGGAAAACGGCGTTAGATTTAGTGTCTAACGGCGTACCTCAAGCAAGAATTGCGGATTATCTAGGTATTTGCGAAGATACCTTTAGAACTCACTATAAGCGTGAGATAGCAATTGGTAGGTGTGAGCCTACAGCTTTAGTTGGTAAGACTCTTATTGACATGGCAGTAACAGAAAGAGATGTTAAGGCTATGATATTTTATTTATCAACCCAAGGCGGTTGGCGTAAAGCTGATGCCGAAGCGGACAAAGAGGCGAAATCTATTGTAGAACAGCTTATTGCTAAGTTGTAGTTTCATCTATGAAGTTAGACAAGCTGTTAACAGTATTAAAAGACTTTAAGCAATTTGCCCCTAAGTTTTTAAAGATAAGAACTAAGGCAGGCGGTATTAAATCGTTTGAGCTAAACGAAGCTCAATTGTATTTACATAGTCGCTTAGAAACACAGCTAAAAGAAACCGGTAAGGTTCGTGCTGTAATCCTTAAAGGTAGGCAGGCTGGTTGTTCCACCTATATTCAAGCAAGATTCTTTCATAAAGTAGCAACCCAAAAGGGCAAAAAAGCTTTTATCTTAACGCATGAAGGCGAAGCAACTAAAAACCTATTTGATATGACTAAACGTTTTAGTGAGCATATGCCAGAAGGTTTGTTGCCTGCTATTGATGCATCTTCCGCTAAGGAATTAAAGTTTAGCTTATTAGATTCAGGTTATGCTGTTGGTACGGCAGGCAATAAGGCAGTTGGTCGCTCTCAAACTGTGCAATTGTTTCATGGCTCCGAAGCGGCTTATTGGCAACATGCTCAAGAGCATGCAAAAGGAATATTGCAAGCTGTTTCAAGTGAAGATGATACCGAAGTGATACTTGAATCAACTGCTAATGGTTTGGGTAATTACTTTCATCAGATGTGGCAAGCGGCAACTGGTGGACAATCAGACTTTCAAGCAATATTTATACCTTGGTTTTGGCAAACTGAATACACTCGTCCTATTGATAAGGCGTTTAGTTTATATGATGATGAGATAGAGTTATTAGATACTTACGCTAAGCAAGGAATGACTAAAGAGCATTTGGCTTGGCGTAGGATTAAGCTTAAAGACTTTAGTAATGATTATGATACTGCTGTTGAATTATTCAATGTTGAGTACCCTAATTGTGCTAATGATGCATTCCGCAATCCAGTTGAAGATAGATTTATTGATACTAAGCTTGTATCTAAAGCAATGAAGCAAAAAGTTACTAGTGATGCACCATTATTGATTGGTGTTGACCCTGCTGTATCGGATAGAGACAGGTTAGCGATTATACGCCGTAAAGGTCGACTAGTTTATAAGCTAGAAACCAATTATAATTTAAATACAATGGAGATTGCGGGATTAGTTCGTAATATTATACAGACTGAAAAACCCTTTAAGGTATTTATAGATTCAATTGGTATTGGTGCTGGTGTTGTTGATAGGTTGCATGAAATGGGCTTTGGCAATGTGGTTGAGGGAATCAACGTTGCAAGAAGTGCTAATCTTAAAGATAAGTTTAAAAACTTAAGGGCTGAGTTATGGCATGAAGTGCGTGAATGGCTATGCCAAGACATGCCGGTTGAGTTACCTGATTCAGAGGAATTAATGGCGGATTTAACATCGCTTGGCTATAAGTTCGATTCGTCAGCTAGACTTCAAATTGAATCTAAAGAGGATTTAAAAAAACGTGGTATGCCTAGCTGTGATACTGCTGATGCGTTAGCGTTGACGTTTGCCTTGGGGTCGATTCCTAACCAAGTTAACGAATTTAATCCAGTATTTAGCTATTCTAATTCTAATTTATTGATTTAAGGAAATACCGTTATGGTTAAACGTGCTGTCAGGAAGACAAAAGAGATTAGAGGTTGCATTGAAAAGTGGCGTTCGTATTTTAGCCGTAACATTGAAAACTATCATTATATGCATGGGTTTGTTTTAGGTAAGCAATGGACTGATGACGAAACCAGAGAGATGTTAAAGACATTTCGTAAGATTGCGTTATCATCTAACAAGCTTGGCACTATGTATAATACCTTAGTTGGTGAGCAACAGCAGAACACGCCTCAATTAGAAGTAGTTCCATTGTCTAGTTGTGATGAGCAAACTGCATCATTGCGTGAGCTTATCGTTAAAGATATTACATTAGGAACTGATGCTAACATAGCTTATCAGGTTGCGGCAGGTCAGTCGTTTGTAGGTGGGTATAGTGCTTTTGGTTGGGGTACACGTCACACTCATGACCATAGTTTTGATTTAGAAATGTATCCGTTTTACTTTAAAGACGCAACAAAGACTTACTTTGATGTGTCAGCTGAGACTATCAATAAAACTGATGGTATGGTTGCAGGTTATTTAAGTTACATGTCACGCCGTAAGTTTAGGGATTTGTACGGTAAAAAAGTTGAAGAGCAAATAACAGAATCTCATAGTGGAATTACTGCGTCACGTGAAGAGGTTTTAAGTGAAACTGATTCTAGCCGTTCATCTAATGAAAATCTTACATGGGCTGATAAAGATGCCATAGCTATTATCAATCATTTTGAACGTAAGGCAACTAAACAAAAGCTTTATAGGTTATCTAATAAAGAGATTTACAATCAAGAAGAGCTTGACGAAATTATAGAGAAAAGCATAGCAAGACAGGCTGAGCAAATGACTATTGAGCAAGATTCAATGGCAGAGTTTGGAGAAGAGCCACCCCCTGAATTAATGGAGCAGGCATTAGGTACGCCAGATGTTGAGCCAGAATCAAGTGATTTAGTGACTTTATATGTTAACGGTGAGCCTGTAGTTATAGAAGATACTAGAGAGATTACAGTTTATAAGGTTAAACACTATCAATGTGCTGGTGAATACATTCTTGATGAAACAGACTTTCCAAGTCAGGACTTGCCAATAATATTCATTGATAATAGTAGTTGGTATTCTAAAGACGGCAAGCAACATACACGTTCATTCTTTCAAGATGCTGTAGATATTCAGCGTTATATTAACTATTTGCGTACACAGTCAGCTTATATACTTAAGATATCTAGATATGACCAGTTTATTGGTAGTAAGAAGAATGTTGCATCTAATGATACGCAAGCGAAATGGAGAGATCCATTTAATGTCCAAGGTATCTTAACTTTTGATGAAAGCCCAACAGGCGTAGTACCTCAGCAACTTCAACCGCCTGAGTTATCACAAAGCTTGTTAAGTCAATATCAATTAGCTGTAGAGGATTTATATACATCAACAGGGCTTTACCCTACCCGAATGGGTGAGCAAGGCAATGAGATTTCAGGTGCAGCAATTGATGCCAGAAGCCGACAAGGTTCTTACTCTACATACTCATCATTTAATTCTGTTAATCGTGGCATTACTGCTGGTGGTAATGTAGTTAATCAAATGGTGCCACACGTGTTTGATACCGAAAGAGTTATAAGTTTAATGTTCCCAGACAAAGGACGTAGAGCAATTATTATTAATCAACAGCTAGATGAATACGGGGAAGTCATAGAAAATGATATCCGCAAAGGTACATTTGAAGTTAGATTAAAAGCCGGCCCAAGTTATGAAGGACAAAAACAAGAAGCCTTAATGGCATTACAGCAAGTATTCCAGCAAGACCCAGAAGCGTTTAGGTTACTAGCTGATTTATTTGCTGAGAATCTACCTCTTTCTAACTCACTTGAGATTAAAAATAGATTAAAAACTTTAGTTCCTCCACAGGTTATTGAAGCTGGTAAAACAGGAGAAGTTCCACAGCAAGAGGAACAGCCAAACCCAGAACAACAAGCTTTAGAAATGCAAGCACAAATGAATCAAATGCAATTGCAAATTAAGATGCAAGAGTTGCAACTTAAAGAAAAAGAGCTTGCTATGAAACTGCAAGAACAAGAAATGAAAAGCGAGATTGAGCGTGAAAAGTTGGAAACTGAACGCTTAACAGCTGCAACCGAATTGGAAGAAGTGAAATTGCGTTATCTTGCTGAGACTGAAAGAACTCAAAGTGATAGTGCGATTGCTCATGCTGACAATATGACTAAAATTTTAACTCATCTAAAATAGGGAGATATAATCATGGATGATTTACAAATAATACATACGAACACTGCTAATAAAGACAACTACCCTGACGACCCACCTGTGCAAGACAATGATTCGTCAGACGTGACAGAGTTTGACAAAGAGCTTGACAAGCCGTCTGTCGCAGAAACTGTAACAGGTGAAGAGCCTGAAAGTGATGAAACAGATGATGTTGATGATTATGGGAATGAAGTTGGCTCTAGTCAGCCACGCATGTACTCGCAGGACGAAGTCAACGAAATGATAAGAGAAAGGGTTGCTAGGTTTGAGCGTAATCAAGCTCAAGCATCTCACCCCCAAACACAAAATCAAAGTACAGAGACTCCACAAGACGAAGCTGATTGGAAAGCTGAATTAAAAGCTATGATTGAAAATACCGTACAAGGTATGACACAAAAGCAACAAGAAGCTCAACGTCAAGCTATGGAAGCACAGGCACAACAGGCATTTGAAGAAAAGTTTCATGCTGGTATGTCTAAGTTTAAAGACTTTCAAGATGTAGTTGGTAAACAGAACATTACTGATTCTATGGTTTTGGCGACTCGTGCGATGAGTGACCCAGCGGCGTTTATTTATGCGGCATCTAAAAAGGCATCAGACGACTTAAATAGAATCGCAAACATCAAAGACCCTTATGTACAAATGGTTGAGATGGGAAGATTGGAAGCTAAACTTAAAACAGGCAGGAAATCAACTCAAGCCCCAAGACCATTAGGTAAGATTAAAGAAGATGTTAGTAGCAACTACAGCAACACTACTACCAGAACGGTTGATGATTTGATAGCTGAGTCTAATAAAAAAAGACTTGAAATTATGAATGCTAGAGCAACTAGACGCAGGTAACTTGACTATTAATACCATATTGGGCTAAGATTGTAATTGACGTGTATCTAGACTCCGTCGTCTAACTATTAAATTTTTTGCGTGTATATAGTCTCCGCAAGACTGAACAGGGAAATTGTTTTTTAATTAGATTACAGGGAAGGACGGATATGTCTAATACATTTCGCACGGCCCAATATGTTTTGGATGACGTATTGGTTCGTTTTTGGAACTCATTAACACATGCAAGAGTTGCCAATAGAAACTTACAAGAAGATTTTAAATCACTAAGATTTGCAACTGGTCAAACACTTAACTATAGATTGCAAGAAAGATACCTAGGCGGTGAAGGTGCAACAGCAACTCCAGAATCTCGGGTACAGATAGTCAGACCTTTAAGTATAACTAAGCAATTCCATGCTATGGTTGAGTACACAGGGTTTGAATTAACTTTTGACCGTGCTAGAGATGAGCCGTATCTTGAAATGGCTAACGCTCCTAGAGCTAAAACTTTAGCTAATAAAGTTGAAAAGTTCATTGCACAAGACAATCTTGCAAAATCAACTTATAACGCAACTGGTACGCCTGGCGTGGCTGTTAACTTTAATACCATTTTGGGAACTGATGCTTATATGACTGAGCTTGGTATTCCTGAAGACGGTTTAAGGTATTGCGGTGTATCTCCAAGAGTTGCACAATCATTATCTAATGATTTATACACAACATTTAATGACAAAGTTAATGCTGGTGCCTTAATGGACGGCTTTATTGGTCACCTTTCTGGTTTTGACTTCTTTAAATCTGTATTTTATGGAAGACAAATATCTGGTGCCGGTGAAACTGGTGGTGCTCCGCCTGCTGGGTTTAAACTTGGTGGTGTGGTTACTGGTGGTCCAATCACTTCTGGTAATACTATCAACGTATCTGGTGTTGCCGCTTCAACTATAGTATTCCGTGAAGGTGATATTATAGAAGTTGATGAAACTGATGGTGTATTCACTGTTAACCCATTAACTTATGAATCTACTCCACAAAGAGCTCAGTTTGTTGTAACTCAAGATATCGTTTCGACTGCTGGTGGTTTAGCTACTATTACTGTTAACCCTGAAATAATTATATCTGGGGCTAGACAGAACTTTAGTGCTGCAATCCCTAACGGTGCACAATTATTCTTAAGAGATGACCACAATATATCTGTGGCATTCCATAGAGATGCGATTGTATTTGCTGCTCCTCCATTGACTGAGTTAAGAGGTGGTGCGGAAGCCGTAACATCTGTTTCTGACTTATACAAAATGGCGATGACTTATACTTTAGGTGCTGACGTTAGAAACTATCAACAATTAGATAGAATGGACGTAATTTGTGGTTGCGTAATCAACCCTGAATTTGCTGTTCGTATTTGTTCATAATTGTAAATATACCAATACGGGTTTACTATCGTATTGGTATTATATAGGGAGTTTTTATGGATAATATGGTCCACTATAAAGGCAAAGAAATACCAAGAGAGCATTTCCGTGTCTATGTATATGATAAAGATAATAAAAGAAAGCTCGCTAATTCATATGATGAATATCTGGAGTTAACAAGCACAGGTTTATGGTTTGATGAAAAAGCAGACATAACAGTGCCTAAAAAGCGTAAACGCTAGGGGAAGCTATGCCAACAGTTAGAGATTTTATATATCAGTCTTTTAGGTTGATATCGGCTCAAAACCCTACTACTCCATTGCATGGTGACGATCAGAAACTAGGCATTATGGTGTTAAACCAATTGTTAAATTCATATGCTAGCACAGGCTTATTAATTACAATTGCTCGAACTGTTACAATTCCTATTATTCAAGGGCAAAATCTTTTAACTGTAGGAAGTACAAGCTATACCCCAACACCTGATATTACATTAGGTAGATTAGCCAACTTAGAAACGGCTTGGCTTACATATGAAGGCGTTACTTATCCATTGATTGATGAATCTAGAAATGCGTTTAATTCTGCATGGAAATACGACCCACTTCAAGGGTTGCCACGATTTATAATTGTATTTCCTGAAACTGAAATAGTTACATTACGTTTATATCCCTCACCCTCTCAAGGATATGATTTCAGTATTAGAGGGAAATTTCAATTAACCGACTTAACAAGTAATGATGATATGTCAACTCTCCCTAGTTACTTTTATCTTTACTTGTTATTTGCCCATGCTAAACATACAGCAATGTTTACTGGACGTGCGGAAGCATGGACACCAGAATTAGAAAATTTGCTTCAAGAGCATAAATTAAATATGGAAGCTGCAAGCGAGGTTAATTTAGATATTGACGGCGATTTTGATTCTATGCTTAATGGTGCCGCTTTGGTGCAGGCTGGTGTGTAAGTGGCTGAGTCTAAAGTAACAGATATAAATATATGGACCGCATATAATCAGCAGAGATTTACTCAAAATGGTAGTCAAGACTTATCAAATTGGTATGAAGTAGAAGTTCCTGATACTAAAACTGGTAAAGCCTTATATCCTGCAATGGGCAGAAAGCATATTCAAGTAGCTTCTAGGGTGCGACTTGCATTTGGTGATGAGCCTGATTACTTATTTAAATCTATTGATTATGCATACGCTATAGTTAACAACCAAGTATTTGCTATTGATTCACTTTTTAATTCAGTGGCGATTGGCACTGTATCTGGTACAGGTGCAGTTTGGTTTGATTATTTGCGTATATTTGACACTACATATTGTATGATGACTGATGAAACTAATGTTTATATCATTAGTGAGTTATCATCAGGTGTGATTATGCAGACGGTAACTGACGGCAATCGACCTACTAATCCTTATTTTGTATGTGCTTTTGCTAATAGATTTGTTGTTAGTAACAAAGATTCTTCACAATATTATGTGTCTGCTACCAATTTAGGTGGTATAAGTGCAGGTTTTGCGGTTAATTTAGGTGCTGTTTTTACTGTAAACGGTGCTGCATTATTTAACTTGGCAACTGGAACAGTTAAACAGATTGCAACTTTACATAATCAATTGTATATTTTTACTGATTTCTCATGTGATATTTGGAATAATATTCCTACTCAAGTAGATGTGTCAGGTGTTATAAGAACATTTCCTTTTAAGCTTAATAGCTCTTATGCGTGGGATTACGGCATGTCAGACCCATTTAGTTTAAGTGTAGACTTTGGGCGTATGGTATGGCTTGGGCGTAATCGTAATGGATTTGTTGCATTTATGGTTAGTGCGGGCGACCCTCCGCAACCAATTTCAACACAGGCAATTGATGTTTTATTGCAAGGCTCTAGAACGTCAGGTGAAGAGAGAGGACCATTCTTACGTGATAGAGCCCTTGGGTTTCTATATGAATATGAAAATAGCATATTTTATCGTGTTAGTGCAGGAACTTACCTTAACTATACTGAATTAGGTATTGACAATGAAGTTGCGTGTATTGAGTATAATTTTAATGTAAATAAATGGGCTAGATGCACAGAGCTTAACGGTCAAAGAAATCGTATTGAAAAACATGTTTTCTTTAATAATAAGCATTTAGTTACGGTTCAGGGTGATTCAACCATTTATGAAATGGCTGGAAATATTTATTATAATGAGCTTTCTGACCCCGATAATGAAGGTTCATATCTTAAATACCCAATGAGATATGAGTTAAAAACTCAACAAATTTATTATCCAAATGATATAGAGTTTCAAACTAAATGGGTACAAATTGACTTTGTATTTGGTGAGCAAACATTTTATAAATCTAATGCCCCTTATGGAAATGCCGTCTATTTAATTGATGAAGGAACGACACCAGAAGGTAATATTATTTACTTAACAGATGAAGATGGTGCATTTTTAATTGAAGACGGCTCTAATACGCCTGAATTTGATGATAATCATTACAATAAATTCTTTAAGCCACATATTGAATTATTTTATAGCGATGATGGTGGTGTAACATTTTTAACGGCTGATGTCAGAGAGTTTAGTCAATTAGGTCAATACAAATGGCGTATGCGTTGGTGTCAATTAGGAGTATCACGTAATAGGGTTTATAAGCTAGTGGCTGTAAGCTCAGCCCCAATTGTAGTTTTAGGTGCATGTCATAGAACAGTGCAAACTAGTGGGGGTGCTGATTAATGGCTGTTGAATATACTAAAATTGATATATTTCCATTATTTGCAGTTGAATGGCCATTTCCAGTTGAACAATGGTTTAGTTTATTAGTTGATATTATTAATCAAGATTTATTAGACTTAGAAGCACAATGGAATAATGGGATTGAGTTTCCGCATAAGACAACTGCTGAAATCACGGCGTTAGCTACTGACCCTAATAATCCAGCTCCTAATGGTACAGGTTGGTATTGCACGGACTCAAGTCCACCCAATATAGTTTTCAAAATCAATGGTTCTCTAGTACAATTAAATACAAGCCCATTTCCATAATTTAAAAGGATTTTAATATGAGTTGGTGGTCAAGAATATCAGGGAAAGATGCATATAAAGATGCTCAGAAAATGTATGAGCGACAAATGCAGCAATCTCAACAACAATATAATCAAGCTGGTCAGACTATGCAGCCTTATGTTGACCAAGGTCAACAGGCGTATGGTAATTACAACACGGCTATGCAAAATTTAATGAATCCCTCAGCTCTTCAAGATGAGTGGATGAAGTCTTATGCACCTAGTGAGCAAGCCAAATACACATCTCAAATGGCTGGACAGCAAGGCTTAGATGCAGCAAGTGCTATGGGTGTAATGGGTTCAACACCTGCTATGCAAGCGGTTCAAGCGGGAACTAGTCAGATTATGGCTGATGACAAGCAAAGATATCTTGACCAGTTAATGCAAAAATATATGGCTGGTGCTGGTATTGCTGGCAATATATATAATACTGGCGTTAATGCCGCAGGTACGCAAACAGGTGTCAGACAACAGCAAGCAGGCTCAACTATGCAAAGTGCACCTGACTTGGCTCAAATGAGATATGGGCAAGGTTCTTCAGGCAGTAGATTTTTAGGTAACGTTTTAGGCGGAGGAATTGCTGCTGGCTTAAATGCTTATGGATTAAGTAAACTACCTACTTACGGAACAACTTCAAGAGGAACTGCTTAATGGCCTTAAATTTAACTGGTGAATCCCCTTTTGCTCAAGGAGCTGAACAAGGAACTAACATATTTCAAAAGTTGATGCAGCCCTATATGCAAGCACAGCAGTTGGCACAGCAGTATCAAATGCATTTAGATGAATTGCCTGCTAAAAATGCGTTAAGAGATGCTCAAATGCAAGAAGCACTGGCAGCTGCTCAAGAAAAGAGTTTTTTATTTAATTTAATGAATTCAGGTAAAAACAGTGTGTCACCTACGCAAAACACTCAAAGTACCTCCGGATATGGTTCTACTCAAGTGAAATTGCCACCAATTAATACGCACGCAGTAGACAAGCCAAATACATCGCTGGATATGTCGCAAATGCCTTCATGGTTACAACAACGGTTTATGGAAAAGCAACCCCAAACGCAACCACAAAAGCAAACGCAACCACCAGTACAATCTCAAGAAATGTCGGGTGTTGTTGATATGCAAAGTGCGCCTATAGGGTCGTCTATTGTTCTTGATGCTGGAAATCCAAGTTTATATAAGCTTGATAGGTTTGCAGGGATTGGAAGAATTCCAGATATTAAGGAAAGCATCAACCCTGTAACTGGTAATAGAATTGTAAAATATCCGAGTGGAAAAACGGTTGAGACTAAACTTGCGCCAAGTCAATTAGAGTTAGCTCAGGGTAAATCTGACATTGAAGCCACTACTAAAAAAAGAGAGTTATTTGATAAGGCTGATGCTGAGGTTGCTACAGAATATACTAAATCTCGTGGCGATATAGCTGAATTAGGTCGAATTTATAACAGCGTACAAAAAGATTTAGACTCACCAGAATGGAGGAAATTAAAAGCTCAAGCTTTTAATCAGTTTGGTGCTAAAGTAAGAGACTTAGGGATTGAGGCTTATAAAACTATAGGAGATAAAAAAACCCAAGATGTTATAGGTCGAGTAGAATCTAATTTAGGAAGATTAGTAGCTGAATACGCTAAGGTGTTTAAAGGGGCGTTTAGAATGGGTGAGCAACAACTATTAGAAAATGTTAAACCAACCCCTGGAGAGCCTTTGGCGGTTCAGTTAGGAAAATTAAGTCAATTACAGGAGGCTAATAAGTTTGCTAATCATTTGGCACAAAGAATTCCTGTTTTAATTAGAAAAGAAAATATGACGGCTGACGAAGCGTACGATGTTGCTTTACAAGAAATTGATGCGGATAAATGGTTTAATAATCTACAAAAAGAGCAAGAGCAAGCTACGCAAGCTCAAAACAATGGGCAACCAGATTACTTAAAAATGTCAGCGGCTCAGTTTACGGATTATATTTCTAAATTAAGCCGAGAAGAAAAGATTAAATTACTAGAGACAGGTGGCGTGTAATGCTTACTCCAGAACAGCAAGCAATTTTAAAAAGAAGTATTACGGAAGATGAAATCGGAGCATCTAAGCCGTCGGCAGGAGCACTTAAAATGCGTAAGCTGGCTAGAAACTTTGATGATACTATAGGCACAATTCCTCAAGGCATCAAAGAAGGCTTAATGACATCTAAGGCTGGTGTAACTGGAAAAACGGAAGCTCCTAAATTTGAAGTGTTGCCAGGAGCTCAAGGAACAGGTCAGCAAATTGGACAAATGATTGGGCAACCTTTAGCTGGCATGGCTGCTGGTGGAGCGGCTGGTTCAGTTTTAGGGCCAGTAGGAGCAATAATTGGAGCTGGAATAGGTGGGTTTGCGACAACCCCAGGCACTTTGGGTGAAAGAGCTGTGGCTGGAACTCTTGATGCAAGTATGCCTTTAGCTGGAAAAGTTCTTGCATCGACTGGAAAGGCGGCCATTAAAGGATTACCAGCTTTATTTAAAAAAACAAATCCTCGTGCTACACTTGAGATAGCTGAAAAAAGACATGATATGCTTAAAGGTACATCCAGTAATTTATATGATTACACAATAAATGAAGCCAATAAGCGAAAAATTCCCCCAATTCAAATTAATGAAAAAATATTTGACCAAATAGAGCATTGGCTGCCAGCCACAAAAAAAAATAAATTGTTAATTGAAAGAGCAAAACAAGGAGACGTTCAGTCGGTTCATAAGCTTCAATCAGATTTAGGAAAAAAGGCGCAAGAAAATCTACATGCAAAGTATAGTGCTGATAGGAATTTAGGGGAGCTTCAAGATGAATTCAAAAATGAATTATTAAATACAATACATTCACATTTAACTGAACAAGGGCACATTGATTTAAGTCATACATATGGGCAAGCTAAAGACTTATGGAGACAGTTAAAAGATATCTATTATACGGATACTAAACTTGCTAAGGTGTTTGGGGAAAAGAAAAAAATTCCTCCAGATATAGTTAAGTACTTTAGCGAAGAATCAGCCGCCATGAAGAAATTTTTAGCGGCTCACCCTGAAATGGAAGAACTATTAAATACCGAAAGATTAAAAAAAGAGATGATGAAACAGCTGGGAAATCTAGGTAAGCTAGGCACAGGCATAGGAACAACTGGCGGTATTAAATATTTAATTAACGAAGCAAATAAATAATTAGCTATTTCTAAAGTCGGCTATGATATAAATAGCCATTAAAATTAACCAGGCAAATAATAAAAAATTAAGCATAATAAATTCCTTCAATTTATTGTTGGAATTTTAACTTATAGGAATGCACTTGTCAATAAATAAAGAGATTACAATCCAGTATGATATAATATCATAATATTAATATAGGAATGATATCTATGGCAGCATATCCAATAAGAATGGAGTTTCATAATTTTAAAGTAATTGAAAATTTAGGAATGAAGTTTCCTACTAAAAATTCTAAAACAACTAAACGATATGTAAAGGTAGAGTGTGTTTTATGTGGTCTTCAGTACACGGGAGCTTATGGTTCTTTTGCTATTAGAGATAAAGTTTGCAAATGCAAAAGCCTGAAGGGAAAAGGAAATAAAAAAAGGTGGTGCGACAAAAGAGAGCGTATAATAAAGATTAGAGCTGGTATTATTTATAGATGTACAAATCCAAAATCGTCAGCTTATAAAAATTATGGCCAAAGAGGTATAACTGTGTGCGATGAATGGCTTAATTGTAAAGATTCTTTTTATCATTGGGCTTTAAATAATGGATATAAGGATGATTTAACTATAGAAAGAATAGATAATAATAAAGGTTATTATCCTGAAAATTGCACATGGATTCCAAGGGGTAAACAGGCGTTAAATACGAGAAAGATATTAACAAAAACACAGATTAATCGTATAAAGGAAATGTATGAAAATGGATTAGGAAAATATGTCATAATGAATAAGTGCGGTCATTCTTTCAGGACGGTTGATAAAATATTAAAAAATAAATATTAGGGGTAAAAAAAATGAACATCCGTGGATATAACCCTGTATGGAGTTTTGTAGACTTAACAGGCAATCAATTAGATGATACATGTTTTATGTTTGTATTACAGAATGATTTGCCTTATTTGCCTGCAACTGTTTTTCATACACCAAGTGGTACGCCTTGGACACAGCCAATACAGTTTTTAGCAAATGGTACTTTACCAGTAGATGTTTACTGGTCTGATGATCCAAATGCAACTTATCGATTAGAGATAAGACAGGGTGATACAATGGCTGACCCTTTAATATATTTAATTGAAAACTATAGCCCTACTGACGGCTCAGGCTCATTGTCATTAGTTGCATTGCCAACGGATAATCAAATTACAAACCCTCAATTTGCTTTAATTGACTTTGTATCTCCACTAGCAATAACAAATGGTACAACTGAAACTATAAATATCGGTCCAGGTTGGGATTTGCTTTTAGATGGCGGTGCATCTGTTGGAACAGCCATTATTACACGTGTACCTAAAAATAATACTGATACACCTGCTGATACAACAAACGCCCCTTATGCGTTGCAATTAGTGCTTGCTGGGTGGTCAACAGCAACATTAAGACAAAGATTTCAGCAAAATGGTGTCTTATGGGCTGGCAAAACAGTTATCAACAATGTAACTGGTAAGCTAGGAAGCACAGGAGCGGCAACAATAAGTGCCAGTTTAGTAGATTCATTTGGTGATACATTAGCAACCTTAATTAGTAACGAAAGCTTACTAAGTTCTTATAAGGAATTTCAAGGTAGCCAATCTATCACTGGTACTAGTGATAATACTGACGTTCCACCTAGTGCTTACGTTGATTATTTGGTTACTATTCCGGGTGATTGTAATATCCTTTTAACAAGCTTTCAAATAATAGTAACATCAGGTAATCCGTTGCCTGTCGCCTATGAACAAACAACTGTTGATAGACAAATTGACCATACATTTCATACTTATAGAGATAGTCTTTTATTAGAGGCTAAAGGCGATATCTTAACTGGGTGGGATTTTGGATTAAATCCTTGGCAGGATAGAACCACTACACAAACCAATGTAACTAATAATGTTTACACGGCTGACCAAACAATAGTGTTGCAACAAGGTTATATTACTGACGGCAGCAGTGCTTCAACGGCAGTAAATGTATCGGCTGGACGTGCGAGTCATACATTAAATTATGGATTAACTATTCAAGCTGTAACAGCAACTAATCAGTTTGCCATTCTACAATATATTGACCCTGCTACATGTCGACCATATTGGGGCGGTATTCTTTCTAGTTACGCCAAATTAACAGCAAGAAAACAAAATAACGCTACATTAAGAATGAAAGCTAAGCTTATTTATCGCTCGTCATTACCGTCAACTGTTAGTAGAACTGTACCCATAGCCACATGGGATGCATTAGGAGAGCCTGTTTTATCTGCTGGCTGGTCAAGTGTAGATGCTATTAATGACCCTGTATATAGATTAGTAGATGGTGTAAATGAATTATATTTTGATGGTTTTGATTTAACATCTGTTCCGTCAGATAATGCTAATATGACAATGGGGCTATTGGTTTATACATTAGATCCAATGATTGAAAGTGGCGCTCTACCTGATAATATCACATTTAATAAAGTTAATTTAATCCCTAATAGATACGCTAGTGATAGTGTAAGCTTAACTTTTGATGAGGCATTAGCTAGGTGCGAATATTATTATAGGAAATCATTTCCTATTGCAACTTTACCAGCCAATAATACTGGTGCATCTGGCGTTATTGGCGGAACTCAATATGCACTTGCTAGTACACCTAATGCTAATGCAATTGCATACGACTTTCCTCGTATTATGCGAGCTGCTCCAACAGTAACTTTTTATAATTTTACATCTGGCGCTGCTGGGCAGATGGTTGATGTAAATACAGGGGCATCATGGAGTGCTACTATCTCATCTAATGTTAGCACTAGAGGATTTTCAGTTGTAGGAACTTCACCTGCTGCATCAAGCCGAGGTGATAGCACGGCGGTGCATTATGTTGCAAACAGTCGTCTTGGAAAATAATATAATAGTATATAATATAAATAAAAACTGGGTTATTTAATATATAGGAGATTATTTTTATGGCCGTGTCTTACAATTCAAACTATGATTTAACAATTCCATTTAGTGATGTATCTTATCAAGTTAATGTTCAAACAGGTACTCCAGAAAGCTTTACTGTTCCTGGTGTTGCAACCGATAAATATTCAGCAAAATTTGCATATGGTCCAGCTTCTAATGTTTTTGTTAGGGTAGGAGCTTCACCAACTGTACCAGCAAGTGGAGTTGTTTTAACTGAATCCTATGCAGAATTAAATCCTGGACATGATAGAAGCCAAAGATATCTAAATGGTGGCGATGTTGTGCATTTTAGTACGCCTGATTCTAATGCTTATGCTAGCGTTTCATTAAGACGTATTCAAAATTAAACTATTACAAGGATAGATTATGGTTGATACCAAAAAGTTTAGTGAGTTTGTAGATGGGGGTGAATTAGCAAATAATGACATTACTGTTGGTTTAAGGAACGGTAATACTAAGTTTACTAATTCTTTGCCTATGCTTCCGCCTGGAACAACTGCTGAACGTCCTGCTGTTCCTGATGCAAATGTTAATTTTAGGTTAAGATTTAATACTACGGATTACAACTATGAATTTTATAATAGCTCTACAGCTGCATGGGAAGCATTAACAACAGCATCAGCTCCAAGTACTATTTTAGCTTTGCTTGCTAGCCATTTAGCAGGGGAAGGAGCTTCGTTAATTGGATTAGAAAATCAAGGAACGATTGTTGATAAAACAGTTCAGGATTTAGCTAATACTTCATTAATAGCTAAGGTTAATACTGGAACGTTAGTTAATGGTTTTTATTTAGCAAGTTTAGCTAGTGGTATTTTAAGGGTAGCTACTACTACTGGTGATTTAACATCATTAATCTTTCAAGGTACGACTAATGAAATTGATGTTGCTAATGGTGATGGCTCTGCTAATCCAGTATTTTCTTTTTCGTTAACAGCAAATATGCCAGGTACTTTTAATATTCAATCAACAACTGCTGTAGATGGAATTATTAATGATAGTACAATGGTTGCTGCTACAGCTACAAATTTGAGTACTTCATTAGCTATTAAAACTTATGTTGATGATAACGTGGATAGATTTAGATTTTTAAATCCTACTCGTGTAGCTACTACAGGTAATTTTGCATCTACTTATGATAATGGAACAGCTGGTATTGGTGCTACTTTGACAGCTAGTTCTAATGGAGCTGCAAGTATTGATAGTGTGTCATTAGCCTTGGCGGATAGAGTTTTATTTAAAGACCAAACTAATACATTTGAAAATGGCATTTACGAAGTTACGCAGGTTGGTGATGGCTCAACTCCTGCTATTTATACACGTACTACAGATTTTGATGCGCCTGATGAGATGATTGAAGGTGAAATAGCGACCGTTACAGAGGGAACAGTTAATGCTAATACAGGCTGGTTATTAAGTACAACTGTAACAGTGGTTGGAACTGATCCTATTATTTGGATTAGTTTTATTCCAAATATTAATAATGTTGTTACTATTAACGGCACTCAGACAATTACTGGCAATAAAACATTTAATGGTACAGTTGATTTTGGTTTAACTGATGGTCAATTATTAATCGGTGAAACTGGTAACCCTGTAAATGCAGGTAGTATTGTCGCTGGTACAGGCATGTCTGTAAATTACAATAACCCCAATATTGAGATTAGTTCAACAGGAGGTGGCTTAACGTGGACTACAGATGCGACAGGCACTATTGCTGCTGCTGTTGATAATGGTTATGTGTGCAGCAATGCTGGAGCAACAACTATTACATTGCCTGCAACTTGTGCAGTAGGTCAAAAAGTAGAAATAGAAGGATTAGGTGCTGGCGGATGGATTTTAACGGCTAACTCTGGGCAAACTATTCAAATAGGTTCAAGCACTACAACTACAGGTGGAACATTAACCAGTGCTGCGGCTACCGACAACATTAAAGTTGTGTGTATAGTGGCTAATACCACATGGCGTGTACAAAGAACCAACTCGGCTGGTTTAACAATTGCATAAGGATATAAAAAATGGTGACTAAAAATCAAATTGATATGGCTTTTAATGAGTTTATTGATGATGATACTCTTGCAACAGCTTCTCCAACTAATGTAGTTAGTGGCGAAGCCATTAAAGCTTATGTTGATGCCAATATAGGCACAACAACCCCAACTGTACAGATTTTTACCTCTGGTAGCGGAACTTATACTACACCTGCTAATGTGACGTATATTCAAGTGAAAATGGTCGGCGGTGGGGGCGGCGGCGGTAATGGTGGCAGCGCTGCTGGTGTAGCTGGTGGAAATGGAGGAAATACAACTTTTGGCTCTTCGTTGCTTACAGCGGCAGGTGGAACGGGGGGCGGCTGGGCTAATACTGGGGGATCTGGTGGCGCAGCCACAGTAAACGCTCCTGCTATACAAGTAGTCAGCGCTACCGGAGAAGTCGGCACGCTTGGAGGGGCTACTAGCAATGTTACAAGCAACGTAACATCTGGCCGTGGTGGCAGCACTTTATTTGGAACAGGTGGCCGAGGTGGTTATGGAAACGCTAATGGCTCATCTGCAAGCACAAATTCTGGAGGCGGTGGTGGCGGCGGCGGTGTTGCTTCGTCAACTGGTTTTTGGGCGGCTGGTGTCGGAGGAGGTGCTGGGGCTTATGTAGAAGCAATTATAAATTCACCCTCAGCTTCTTATTCTTATAGTGTTGGAGCGGCAGGCACTGCTGGTACAGGCGGCACTAATGGAGGCGCTGGAAGCGCTGGACAAATAGTGGTAACAGAATATTATTAACAACAAGGAAAAAATAATGGAAATAACAAAACCTTCAATTCAAGAAGCAATGCGTTTATTAGAGGAAGCTTTAGATATATTATTGGAGCATAAAAATAACCCAATAGCTAAAAAAGCATCTAAAAAAGTATATAATATTGTTAAAGAATATGAATTTGAGAAATTATAATTATGGCAAAAAGCAAAGACTGGATAAAGGGTGCTATCAAACGACCTGGGGCTTTAAAAGCAAAGGCAAAAGCGGCAGGAAAACTCGATAAAGACGGCGATATTAAAAAAAGCTGGATTGATAAAATGGCTGAAGATAAAGGCGGCAACGTCAGCCCTCGTACGCAAAAACAAGCTCAATTAGCAAAGACACTGGGAAAGATGCGGTCTAAGAAAAAATAAGCTAAACTATCTATATTAATAATTATTAATTTACTTTAAAAGGACTTACTTTTATGGCTATTACTAACCTTACTAGAGACTGGGGGATTGACCCTACAATTGTTAGAATGGTAACAACTGATAACTTTGAAACCATTACGGCAGCTGGTTATCTTGCGGCTCAAGAAGCAACTATTGAAGAGCTTAACAATGGCGAATTTACATGGACTGATACTGATGTAATTTTAATTAGATACAGCGACGGATATAATTTTTTCTCTCGTAACTCGGCTGGCACATTAGTTTCTGGCTTGTCTGGCATGATGAACGCTCAAGTTGATTTAACTTTAGCTGAGTTAATTGGCTCTTATACTGCATCTGTAGCATTAGTTCCAGCTCCAGGCGAAGGTAAAAAAATAATCCTTCATAGGGCTACTTTATATATAAATTACGGTGGAACTGTTTTAGCTGACGGTGGAGCGGTTCATATTCAGTATGCGGATACTGCGAATGCTGCTGGTACGGCTGCTACAGGAACTCAAGCTGCTGCAACTTTAATTGCTGCTACTGCTGACACATCTTTAGGGTTCTCACCAGTTGATACAACTTTAACTGATGCTACTACTTTAAATGAAGGTTTATTTTTAGCAACTGCTACTGCTGACTTTACTGGTGGTACAGGCTCTACTTATAAAGTTGATTTATGGTATTCTATTATAGATGTTGCTTAAGCGATTAAAGCATTTCTTAACACTGCTAATTGTAATATCATTAGTAGTGTTAGGGTTATTTTTATTAGCTAAGAGTCCATATATGCAGTATAAAATTAAATTTGAAAATGAAGCCACTTTAATTCCAAATCCCTCGAATAAGTGGGAATTAGAACAAGAATTACTTGTTTGGGTCAATGACCATTTGCTTTTAGTTCCGGCTCGATTTGTTACAGATTTAGCATCTATTCCTTGGATTCTCCAATGGAAATATAATCCAGAAGATATTAGTTTAATTCGCCCTGCTATTTTACATGACTATTTGTATCAAGACCCTAATGGTTTTAGTCGTGCGGAAGCTGATACTATTTTTTATGATGCTTTGCGTGTAGAAGGTAACTCGTGGTTTGATTCATATGCTATGTACAGTGCTGTAAGGCTTTTTGGGTGGTATCACTATGCACCATAAAGGACTTGAGGAATTACTAATTAAACATGAAGGCTTAAGACATCATGTTTATAATGATTCACTGGGAATCAAAACTATTGGTGTTGGTCGAAATCTTGAGTCTGTTGGTCTTTCCGACGAAGAGATTATGTTTTTATTGCGTAATGATATAAAGCGATGCAAAGCTGAATTAATGCAATTTAACTGGTATTTTAATCAGCCAAGAAATGTGCAAAATGCATTAATCAATATGTGCTTCAATCTAGGCTTAACTAGATTATTAGGCTTTAAAAAAATGATTAAAGCATTAGAAGAAAAGAATTACACAAAAGCAGCTCTAGAAGCTTTAGATTCTAAATGGGCAAGACAAGTTCCTGAACGTGCAAAGGATATTGCGGTACAGATACGTGAAACTGAAACCTGAGGATATATTGCAAATTAATGTAGTTAATTGGTTTAAATTTAACTACCCAGAATATGCTGATGATTTAATTCATATAGCAAATCAGAGAACTTGTTCAGTTCAAGAAGGACGTATATTAAAACGCATGGGAGTGACTCGTGGTGTATCTGATTTATTTCTCAGTGTGCCTAATAATGATTATCATGGTTTATGGTTAGAGCTTAAAACTGACAAAGGCGTGGTAAGTAGAGAGCAGAAAGAGTTTATTAATCGCAAACGTATGCGTGGTTATTGTGCTATGGTGGCATATAGTGAAGAAGAATCACAAGAAATTCTTGAAATTTACATTAAAAACATAGATAATGACTAAATAATCTGGAGGATTAGCTCCGTAAACAGCTAATAATCTGGATTACATCTACAGTATATTGTGTGTTCAAGCACTTAGATTAAAACTCTTTGTGCTTGATTTTATCCTCACTCACAAATATTTTATAAGGTGCTTCTACCTCGTCCAACATTTCTTTTACTGCATCTACCTCCATTAACTTAGGATAATATTTATAAGCTTTTTTCACATGTTTTTTAACAAAGTTTGCATAAAAATAATTCTTAGCTTTCTCACTGGATATTATAAATTTCTCTAAAAATGAACCTCTGTCATGTGTGTAAATAGCAGATAATATATACCATGTTGAGCCTGAATTTATTCGCACCTCCATATTTTGTACATTTAATTCCGTATAGCCTTTAGCTCTTATTAATTGAAGTTTATCGTTAGGGTCAATTAATTCGCTTTTACATTTTCGACAATGTCGGCTAGCAATATCGTTTTGGGCTTTGCATTCATGGCAATCTTTCCATTCAAAGAAATATTCACATCTTTTATAATTAAACGTTCCTATGCATCTGCGTGCATGTTGAGTATTCATGGTATGACAAGCAGGGCATTTAATATCATAATCTTTGTCTTTATCTCTTGTTTGCTTTAAGGCTTCTAGTAAAATTGGATCGTCCCAATCTTGATGTCGCTCGATATTGCCTGCATAATCTAAAATAAGAGCATCTGTTTTATTTGGTGCAACCCTAAGCACTCGCCCTATTGTCTGAACCATTAACACTAAGCTTTCAGTAGGGCGTAAATATGCAGCTGTATCAAAAACTGGCACATCTACCCCTACAGCAAGAATTGCAACATTAACAATATAACGTAATTGCTTATTGCGTGCTTTAGTTAAAATAATATTTCTTTCAATCTCCGAGGTTTCTCCTAAAATTAATCCTGTTTCATGCTCAGGTAAATAGGAGTAAATTTCACGTGCATGTGCTACAGTTGTTGCAAATATGAAGCAACCTACTCTATTTGTTTCAGTCATAATCTTTTGGATTTGCTTGCATATTAAATACGTTAATCTTTCATTAGCATCTACTACTTTTTGGAGTTCTTTTTGTGCAAATACGCCATTGCGTGGGGTGATACTACTAAAATCAATGAGTAGATTTGGATCTATTTCAAAGTTAGGCTGAACTAAATACCCCTCATTTATAAGCTTAGAAGTGGTAATATTACCCACTCGTTTTTTAAAAAAACATTCTGGACCTACAATATCATTACCTTTAAATCTAAAATCTGTGCCTGTTGCACCTAGGACTTTTAAGCTTGGATTGTTATTGTAAAATTTCGTAAACAATTTCATGAAAGTACTTTTAGAGTTTGTGTAGTTAATTGCATGAGCTTCATCACATACTATTAAATCAAACTTAATCTTACCTATATCTTTTTTTATTCCAGCAAGAATTGATTGCGATGTGCCAAATATTACTGGTGCAGTTGTGTTTTTTTGTTTTAAAGATGCACAATAAATACCTGCTTTTCCACCTTCTTCTTTATATGTTGCAGAATTGTTACGCACTAACTCGGCATTATTTATTAAACAAAGACAACGTTTTCCTCGCTCTACATAATGCAATAAAATACGTGCAATCATATAAGATTTACCTGAACCTACTGAGGAAAGCAAAAGAACAGGGTCGTTACTGCCTTCTAAAGCTGTAATGCATTCATTAATTGCTAGTGTTTGGTATTCTCTGGCTTGTTTCATATTTTTCCTTGAGTTTTAACTGATTCTGGGTAAAATTACGATTAACCAGAGTCGAAAATGGAAATTTTTTAGCTACGGCTTTTTTTGTTTCTTCAACAGAAACAAAGTTAGTTCTAAATATGCTCTTTACAAAATCGCTTACTTCTTTTGCTTGCTCATAAGATACATATGTTCCATATCGACCTTTTAGCTTATTAAAATTAAGTATTACAGCATACGTTATTGTGCCATTTTTATTTTTAATAGTGTGAATGCCAGTGTCTTTAACAGCACGAACTTTATGCTGCACCTCACCTAATAAACCAACTTTTAAATTTTCAATATTATTGTTAAGAGGATTATTGTCTATATGCACAATACATCCATTGAGTTTTTTATGATGAAAAATATAAATTAAAACAGCGACTTTAAAAACTTTTTTCTTTTTATTTATTGAAATAAGTGTTCGCATACTCGGCTTACACCCATCTGAATAATAAAACCACCCCAATTTATCCCCCTTTTTTTTGCCACGCAAAACATCTTTCTTACAAACCAATTCGCCTTCTTTGTACTCATAATACTCATGCAAATAATCATAAATCTGATTCACTTCATCTTGAGTCACTCTCAAACTCCCTAACTACTTCATTCCAGCAATCTACATCCATTTGCATTCCAGCTTGATTGCTGGCTATGGCTTTTTTTATTTCTTGTACAATTTTGTCTTTAGTTTGTTTAGATAATTCATTTTTATATTTAATTAAATAAATACGCAAATCATCTACTACATAAGACATACGACCTAACGCATATCTAAACGCCCAAAACAATATTGCATCTAAGTCGTTATCAGGTAACATTATTTTTCTCCTTAGCTTTTTTTAGCTCTTTATTAGCCATTTCAGCCAAGTGGTATCTAAATCTTTGAAGCTCTGCGTTATCAGGTGCGTACAAAGAACTTTCTATTTCAGGCGGTAGTTTCATTGCATGCTCTTCATCAAAAGCTATATTGAAGTCTTCTTCGTCCATATCGACTTCGCTATGCTTACAGAATCTATTGTAAGCACATTCTCTTAAAAACAAGTAAATACTTTCTTCGCTATTGAATATATCCTCACAGGTAATACTATCTTCATACGCATCATCATCTTTATCTAAATGAATATTTCTGACACAATAGTTAACTTGTTCATACCACTCACGCCCTGAAGGTTTTGCTATAGCTGTAATTCGACCTAGACATATCCTGTCCGTGTAACTGCAATAATAATAAACTACATCGCTAATTGAATATTTTAATCTCATTTTATTTCTCCATATAATTTATTAATTAAATATTGTTTTGCATCTGATTCATTGTCAAATACTTGTGCCATAGGTAAAGCATAATGCATATCCATAGGACCATATTGACCAATTAAAACTTCAACATACGTATTTTCATTAAATGAACCTCCTACAAGAGCAGGTGACCAAGCCCCTGTAGTAATTCCTTT